TTATAAAGACTTATGGTACATTTCCTTTATTTGTTCCTTATTAAAATACTTTGGATGTCTCTTAATATTTGCAACTGATATTTTCATACAATTATCAGTTAACCAATCTATATCTGATTTTTCAATACCTAAATCACTTAGTTTTATATCTAAATCTATTTTTTTAAGGAAATTTCTAATTGCATCTGAACAATCTTCTGCACAAGTTCCTCCTAATACCTTTGAAATATTACCAAATCTTTCAATATCAATATCCCATGAACTTTCTATAATAGTAGGAGTCAACGCTGCAAGTCCTTTTCCATGCATTACATCTCTAAGACCACTTACAGGATGCTCCATTCCATGTGGCTAGGGTAATTTAATACAATATTTTATTGTTAATACTATAAGAAGTAATATAAATCATAAACTATATCAATTAAATATTTTAATTTATGTTTTTAAAAGACCTTTTTAAATCGATTTTAAGGTGTGTTGAGTAATGTTCTTGATAGTTTATACTTAAACAAAAATATTTATATTTGAAGTATTAGCATTTTTAAAATATAAAGGTAACAGCTTTTGACTGTTACCTTCTTTTTTTATTTATAAGTTTTCTTTGTATGCTCTTTCTATTCTATTTTTACCTTGCTTAAAATAATTTTTATCTAGTTCTATACCTATAAATTTTCTTCCAGTATTTGCACAAGCAACACCAGTCGCACCACTTCCAAAACAATTGTCTAATATAATCTCATTTTCTTTTGTATATGTTTTTATTAAATATTCTAATAAATCAACTGGTTTTTGAGTTGGATGGATACAATTAACTTCTTTATTAAAATACAATGCATGATTAGGATAATTTGTGTATTCTTGTATATATTCCTTACCAGTTAACCCACCGTGATATACTTCTCCTTGCTCTCCTTCTTTTTTGAATTTTTTAATTGGTTTAATTTTTTTAAGACCTTGTGGAATGTATAATGGTGCATATTTATAAAAAATATTTATATCCTCCACACATCTTAATGGTTGATATTTGCAAAATGCAAATCCTGTTTTTGTATTTTTAATCCAATACCAGCTGTATTTATAATTTTTTAAATTAGATGAAATTAATTTTGTAGTAAATGGTTGAGCTGAAAATAAAACTATAGCCCCATTATTTTTTATTATTCTATTATATTGTTTCCACATTTCTTCTAAATTTATAATACTATCCCACTTGCAAGCAGTTGTCCCATACGGAGGGTCACATAGAATTAAGTCAATCGAATTATCTTTTATTGTCTCCATTATTTCAATACATTCTCCATTGTGAAGCTTATATTTTTGTATGTCTAACATATTGTAACCCTCCTAATTTATGTATTATATTTGAGTTGAATCTGGATATAGTATTTATTGTTATACTTAATATATTACTTTTTTATAAATAGCAATGCTTTTTTAATTGTTTCCCAAACATCGTTATCATATATTTGTGTGAACTTTTCTCCTGTATTTTTAGCTATTTCTATCATTTTTTTACTAGCTCCACCGCCTACAACATATAAATTTTGTGTTCTATGTGGTTTATAATTTTCTATATCTGTAACTAAATAGCTTTCTTTTTCTCTCTTGTAATATAAGCCTAACAGGTCAGCTGCTACTTTATCATCACCGCTGTACACTATTGTATGTTTATATCTATTATAATTATTTTCTTCCACTGAACTTATATGTTTAGTTATAGCTTCTACTATTGCAGTAGCTAACTTATCAGCTCCTAAACTTAAATATTTATTCGCATCTTCTGTATCTACGAAGCATACTTCTATTAGCATACTTTTAGCTTTTGTTTTCTTTACTACATATAATCCACTTCCATCTTTTACCCCTCGATTTGTAAATCCTAAATCAGAGATTTTTTTACAAACATCTATAGCATCTTGATACTGCTTACCTTTATATGTGTAAACTTCACATCCTTTACCACCTCCTGCATTAAAATGTATGCTTACAAACCAGTCCAAATCCTGTCTGTTAGCCTGTGCAGTTATTTTAGATAAACATTCAGATTGTGTAGATGCTTTATCTATAGTACAATCAACTACATTGTTACCTAGTTTTTTTAATTTATCCATTACTTTATATCCTACATTTCTAGTTTCTATTGATTCATTTATTTTTCCTATAGCTCCACTTCCTGCTCCTGTTTTTGTATGTCCACAATTTATACCTATTTTCATATTATTTACTCTCCTTTCCCAGTTGTTCTAATGCTTCTTTAATTTTATTCGGTATTGGTAAACCTATTGCTGCACAATTTTCTGTTATGCTTAATGCTTCATTTGCTATGTAAAAATAACAAACTAATGTCTTAAATATCCAATCTCCATTATTTATTAGTCTATCTAATAATGCTGCCACTGCCACAATTACCAGTATTCCACTTTTTTTTACAATCCCTTTAAATCCTACATTACTAGAAAGTTTTTTAAGTACAAATCCCTTGATTACTCCAAATAAATAATCTATCAACATAAGCGTTAACAGAATGGCTAACACTTCCTCCCAAGCTCCAAATAGCCAAGTAAAATACGTTCCTATCAGTGCTGTGATAGTGTTCAATCTTCCATCATAAATATTCATTTTTTCTCTCCTTATTATTAAAATTTAAATAACTAATTAATAACTCTATACATAAAAAAAGAACCTAGACTATCTCAGTTGGTTCTACTGGTGTTTCCTCTTTATTTAGTAAATTTGTTAACTCTGTGTATTCACTTTCCTTCATTCTGTTCATAGCATAAAATACATCTAATTTAGTTTGTAACTCCTCTTTAGTTTCATAATTTTTTTGTTCAATCATTCTTTTTAAAATATTATACATGTTACTACCTCCTAATTTTATTTATTTTATAACACGTTATTTGTGTTAAGTTCTAAAATAGCAATTCTATAAGCATTATCTACTAATAAACTATCTTGCTGTTTTTGATTTTCTATTAAAATTGTAACTTTATCCGCATTTATTTCTTCTATACTTGGCTCTAATTTAGGTGGATTATTTTGTAGTTCTAGCCACTCATTATAAACCTGTTCTCCTGTTTTAATTAGTTTTCCATCTTTTATCACTGGAGTAAATAATTTTTTATCTTCTGTAATGAAATAATTATCTATATTATTTAAATCATCTTCAAAACCATATTTTATTAAAATTTCTTTTTTCTTTTTTATATCTAACATATTTTTTCCTTTCTAAATTAAATAATTTACATATAAATACAACCAACTGCTATAAGTTATATCATTATAATATATCTCAATTTTTCCATTTGTACGAATGATTCCGTTATAATATTTTCCATCTGTTGTTTGAAATATTACTATTGTAGCTTTACGAGGTGCATATTCTGAAGGTATCTTTCCAATGATAGTACCTGCTGTTGTAATACCTCCATTAATTACTGCATTAATTGTTACAAAGTTATTATTTGTACAATAGTTACTAACAGAACTAGCAGATCCAAGATATGGTTGCCATCCATTAAGAAAGTTTATCGAAAACGGAAAATCAGTTCTGATATTAGAGTTTTTCAAATTCTCTCTAATAACTTCTATATGACTGCCTAAATTTTGTGTACTTTCAAAACTAATATCTGGAGTTATAGCACTAGTATTACAAATAAATCTAGTTTGGTTATCATATTGCTCTAAATTTAATGATGCCAATTCAATTTCTCTTGGTGTTTCTAATTCATAAACAACTTTTATTCGATTATATTTCACCCATTTTTTAGCCCCTTCAATATCTTGTGTTTCTAATTTACTTCTTAAAATTCTAAAAGAAATTGTTCTATTTTGGTCTATAATTATACCCTCTGTAGTAATTTCATTCCCCCAAGTTGTATCTACACTTTTAAATCTATCACAACATATAGTATTAATTCTCCCCAATACTCCTTCCAGAGGCTTAGCATCAGGAACAGGGTCAGTTCTAACATAAAGTACAATATTATTGTTCTGCTCTTCCAATGTTCTTGGATTAAAATTATCACCATCAAGAATTATTTCTTCACATCTTTTTATTAAGTAATATTTATTATTTTTATAAACTATTTCATCTTTAACTCCATTTGGTAAACTTCTTAATGTATATGGAATTACTTTTTTATCAAATTTAGTCCCCTCACTAATTGTTATTTTATCTTTACATCTAGTAGGCACTGATATCCTCATATAACATGAATTAGAAGTTGTTTTAATAAAGAATAACCCTTCTGATACTTTATCACCTAGTCCATTAATACTCATAGAAGGATTTGGATAGCCAAAATTTATTATATTTTTATCCTTATCATAGAGTAAAATATTCCAATTTGCATAAATTAAAGTGTAGTCTGTGTCAGCTTTAACTGGTATATAATCTAAAGTATAAGAATAATGTTTGGACTCATATTCTAAATTATCATTTCTATTTAAAAAATATCCATCTTTCCATGTTATGTTATTAGGTATTATATTAATATCTTCTTTACATGAGAATAATTCCATATTGTACTCTTGACCAACACTTTGTAATCCATCAAAGTATTCAACATATTCTATATCTTCAATTGTATAATGACCTTCTAACACTAACATTGCTTTTGATATTTTTTGTTTATCTGCATCAGTTTCTTCCCAACCATCAGATGTATGACCATAACACATAATTTCTGATACAGTGATATTAGTATTTGGAATAGTATATAATACTTTACTATATGGAGGAATTGTTATATCTCCAATACCTCCATAAGTATACTTTATTTGTTTATCACATAGATTCATAAAAGTATAAGTTTTACCACTTTCAATATATCTAAATGGATTATTATATCTAACTCCATCTGTGATATAGACATTATTAGGATTGGCTAAATTAACTAGAGTCTTACCTTGTATATTAAAATTAGTCAAGTATCCTTTTTTACTATTTTCTATTGTATATTCGCCTGTATCTGTGCTACATTTTATATTGTCAACCTCCTTGAGATTTTCTATATCATCAATTTTATTTTCTAAGGATTTTAATAAAGCATCTATTTTTATAGAAGAATAAGTAGTTGTTTCGGTGCTTCTATTATCATCAATAGTTGCTGAAACCATATTTATGGCTGAGTTTCCATTTACAACTATACATTCAAGTTCATTGTTTGATTCATTAAAAACTTTTATCCTATTATCATCTAAAATTTGATATGAACAAAATATATTGTTATTGGTAGTCTTATCTATTAAACTTACAAGTATTTTTCTAGTTACAAGATTATGTTCAACTATAGCTGTATATGTACTTTCGTCTAATATCCAATCATTTGTTGATATATCTTTGGATATAGCTACATTAGTTCCACCTTGAATTAGTTTATCTAAATCTTCTTTGCTCGCTTTCTTACTAAGTTCTAGGTTAATATTATCCTGTTCATTATTTAGTTTATCAATATTTTTTACTACATCTTCATTTAACAATTAATCACCTTCTTTTAATAAAAATTATTTTGCTGTATAAACATCATATGTTATTTCATTTTCACTTGGGTAGTATGTTCCATGTAATTCTCTAACTCCACGAAGTGCTACTCCACTTGTTATGCTAACTGTTGTCTGTGTTATTGTAGCATTATAAATTTGGATATTAGTACTACTTGAATATAATGTTATTGTATTAGCTCCAGAACTTTTGTCTCGGAATTGAGTTGGAATTATTATTTTATTTCCAGTATATAAAGTTCTATCTAAAGCTGTACCATTTCCATTACTGTTTGAACTAATTTCAGTAGTCTTTGTAAAATATGATGCATTATTAAGAGAATTTATAAGTGTACTTCTGTATGATTGTATTTTTGAATCAATCTTACTACATGCCATTGTAGATTTTATTATTGCACTTATAGCAACAGGTTTTCCTGCGATGGCAGACATGGCTGTCGAGCTTCCTGCGATGGCAGACATGGCTGTCGAGCTTCCTGCGATGGCAGACATGGCTGTCGAGCTTCCTGCGATGGCAGACATGGCTGTCGAGCTTCCTGCGATGGCAGACATGGCTGTCGAGCTGGAGATTACTATGTTTAAGAACCCTGAATTATTTATTATTGTATTCACGCCAATTTGTGAGCTTGCTACAGCATTCATTGCTGTGCTTGAGCTTGCTACAGCATTCATTGCTGTGCTTGAGCTTGCTACAGCATTCATTGCTGTGCTTGAGCTTGCTACAGCATTCATTGCTGTGCTTGAGCTTGCTACAGCATTCATTGCTGTGCTTGAGCTTGCTACAGCATTCATGTATTTATCACTTCTAGCTAACGCGTCCGAAGTGTAGATAGTTGCATTATCTAAACCTGCCAGCTTCGCTACTATCTTTGATATTGCTAAATCAACTTCTTTTACAGAATTAAAAGCTTCTTGATTATTTGCTATAGCTGTCATAATACTTAGATTATTTTCTATACTTTTACAAATATTAAGTGCTGTTACTGTATCTTCTCCAATTACTACTAAAGCTTCCTTCAAACTTTTATATTCAGTGTTTATATCTTTTATCAAATAGAAAAGTTCTCCCTCAACTATAAGATTTGTTGAATTATAAGCAGTATTTGAATTTGAAATTAAATTTGTTTTATTTGACTCAATATTGTACAAAGCATTATATGTTTTTAAAATATTTGCTAATATATTTTTTACTACATTCTGATTTCCTAATACTAAATTTAAGCTTTCTTGATTAGCTAGTAATAACTGTATTGCTTCTAAATTTTTAAATATATATGATACAGATTCCTGATTTGTTGCTATATGAGTCATTGCTTCAGTGCTATTGATTATAGCTTCTCTAATTACATTATTTTTTAAAATTGCCCTTATAACTGCTGGCTCTACTGTAACTCTTAAAATATATTGTCCAAGTAAATCCATAGCATTACTACTTGCCACTACTGCATCCATGCTAGATTCACACATAGTTAAAGCTACTATTGCATTACTATTATTAAGTATTGCATTAGTAGCTTCTGTATTTTCCAATATTTCTTCTATAGTTGTAAGACTTTCTAAATCAGTATTATTTAAATTGAAAGTAGAATTAAACCATGTGCCTATAGTTGATTTGTCTTGTTCCCTTGTAACATATCTATCATACCCTGCTTTAAATTTTTCCTCTAATGAATTATAATGCTCTACAGTCATTCCTTTTACTACATTATCAGCATTTCCTAGACTAAATATATCTGTTCTATAAAAAGCATTTAATTGTTCCCCTAGCTTGGTACTTTTATCAAACAGATTATCAATGTCTGTTTCTGAAAAAGCTGCATATACTACTTCTCTAATTCCTCGATTAGAAAATAAGTATAGACTATTTAAATATAGCTCTTCCCATATTCTAATATTACCATCATAAAGTACATAGCTGTCTAGTTCATTTAGTTTTAAATCATTCAAATAGTTTAAAAAATTCAAAGGTTCGCCTTGTATATCACTGTTTACCTTATATACCTCTGACCAGCTCATTAAATCACCCCTTCACTTGTAACAGATTCTTGTATCATTCCATTTTCAAAATTAGTTATTGTTGTACTGATTAATATATCATTTATATATTTTTCTTTTGATATAGAACCATTAGCATTAAACTTTGTAATATACTTGATATTATTATCTAATACCTCTGTTATAGAGCCATTTGTATTAAATTTTGTCTCTTTATTTTTAAAAGTATCTAATTCAGAAAGTTTTTCTTTTTCTTTAGTTGTATAATCTTCTGTAGAAAGTCCTTTCCCTTCCACTTTTTCAACATATATACCATGAACATGTTCTAAATTAGCTTTTTTATCTAATCCATCTTTTAATAGTCTTTTTATCTCTATGCTAGAGTAAGTACTTTCAAGAGATTCTATATCATCATTAATAGTGAATTTTATAAGTTCAATAGCAGAACCACCATTAACTACTGTAACTTCAATATC